GCTGGTCCTTGAATAAGTAACACTTTATCACTAATTAAAACATCGATGTATGATGATCCTGTTAATGGCATTAAACCATCTGCAGGATCATAACTAAAATTATCATCAGTTTGACCAATCGGTGTGATAATTCTTGGCTCAAGTGTATTAGCGCTTGATGCTAGTGATACTTTAACATTATCACTAGCATCTTCACTATGTACTTTAGTAATTTCTAAATATGGCGATCCATCAGTCACCGTATATAGCGAATTGCTGTTTGTATATGTTGTACCATATATTACACAATTTGCTTGATCCATGTTTGTCAAATTAGTAGGCTTACTGTTACTAACAGTCATACTACCGCCAATAATAGTAGCTAATGATGCTCTTAAATCACTAACACTAGTATCAGAATTTGCTTTAATTCTTACTAACATGTTTTTTTCCTAGTCAAAACTATATTTTAATATTAAACCTAAATCTGAACCAGTACTATCACCAGTACCAACAGATGTAATATCAACTGTTAAATAGTCACCTGTAACCATTGTAAATTCATTTGTATTACTTTTTGATAATTGTCCTGAAGTAATACTAAGAGAATTTACAGAATCTCCATTCTTATTTATTGATACTCTTACAGTAGAATTCGCAGCTTCACCTATATATGCTGTTGCTTCAGATATTGTTAAATTATCTGAAGCATTCCAACGTGAAGTGCCAGTAGTTACAGATAAAGTACCTTGTTGTTGTAATTGAATGTAATCTGATCTCGCACTAGATGAAAGAGCAGTTCCCAGTATAGCACCGGTTGCGTCAACATCTTTTGCTAATTTGCTAAATGCACGAGACCTAGTTTCAGCCATTATTCTTCTTCTATGTCTATATCATTGATATCAATATCGTCAAGATCTTCATCTTCATTTTCTGTATCAATATCAACATCTTCTTCTGTATCTAGGTCATCATCAAAGTCGCCATATATTCGCGAAGCTATATTAATTTTTTCTTGTTCTAAAGCATCTGTCATTTTTTGGCCCATCAAGTCACCAAAAACTTCATTTGCTTTATTATAATCTTGATTCAAAGCATGTTGAATTAAATCGTTTATATCACTCATAATTAGTCCCTATTAACTTATACAAAAGAGGGGCTAGCCCCTCCCTTTCATTGTATTTATGTAGTAGTATTTGGATCCTGAGATTCAAAATACTGATATTGGAAAGTAACTGTAAATCTTTCGATTTCATCTACTGATGCATAGCTTAGATCAATTGGTGATAAATCAGTTGGGAAAGCTCCTCTAAAGGTATATTTCTTTACTGATGTACCAGAACGATCTAATTGTTCGATGGATAGATCTGCTTCATAAAGAAGTGGAGATTCTAAACCAACATTAGTTGAATGTGCATTAATACCATTCATCCAACGTTCCATAGAGTTGCGTACAGCAAAATCTGTATCGTTAATAATCGTTACTGTCCACTCTGGGAATGAACGATCACCCGCCATTTTCAATTGGCGTCCTCTAAAAGGAACAACGATAGTACCAAATGTTGATCCAGGTATTTGAGCTGCTTCACATAAAAATGAAGTTAACTCAGGATCACCATCGGCATATCCTGGAAAATTAATAGTCGCCTTAAAGAGATTAGGACGTGCACCGCCACCTCTTAGCTTTGACTTAAAGTCATCTACGCCTAAAACTGCCATTCCTTATCTCCTTATACTGTGCCAACGACTTCTTCAAAATCGACACCAGTTCGAACAGCTACGAAATTCAATGTTACGTAGTTAATTGAACGTGCCGGCTTAATAAAGATGCTAGCAATAAATTCATTTCTATCTATGACTTCAGAAGTGTTATTAGTTTCATCTGCAACAACTCTAAAGTCAGTGATACCGCGCCGACCTTTGATTTCTCTTAAAACCGGCTCAACAATATTGACAAACTCTGCTCTTGTGAACTCATCATTGAATTCAAACAGAACTTGTTCAGCAGCTCGAGCAATCGCTCTTTCGAGAATGAGGAACAATCTACGAACGTTGATTCTATCAAACGCCGAAGGTCTGTTTAAGAAAGTTTTATCACCAAAAAGAATTGTTCCTTGTCCAGGAATATTCGCAATTGGATTTACACCGGCTTTATACAAAGTATCTCTTTGCGCTTTAGTCGGGCTATAATTAAGAGCTGTAACTCCTAAAATTTGACCACGTCTTCCACCTGCAGGAGAGAACCAAGCTCCACGATTAATATCTGTAGATGCCATTACACCAGCAATTGTTGAAGCAGCTGGAACATCAACATATGTATCAGAGAACTTATCATAAATCTTAAGGAAGTTATTATCAACTACTAGATATGAAGAGTTAGTATATCCTGATACAGTAGTAACCGTATTAGTAACTTTATTAGTATCAGCCGCTACTCCAACAACGTCGGTTCTAGCAGGAGAAGCAACTACTATACAGTCTTTACGAGTTGATTGCGCAGTTGATACAAGATCATTTACAATCGTTCTTTGATCTGTCCGGCTTGACATGCTTGGAGCAATTAAGAAGTCGACTTCAACCTGGTCTTTATCTTCAAATAAGTCAAATCCAGTCTGATAATCGCCAACATCTAAATTACCGCCATCAGCACCACCAATAAATGAACGGGTAACTGATGCTGCGCTATCTAATGCATAATTAGTATCATCTGTAATCACTGATCCGGCGCCTTTTGCAACGGCTGCATCATCAAAATTACCAAAATATATGTATTGTGAATTTTGATTAATTACGTCTTTAATATAGATATTTTGTCCGTCATCACGCCTTGCGCCTTTAATTACTGAAAGATTTTCAAATGTTTCAAGTACTGTTCCACGCGTACCGGTAAACTTACCATCTTCATCAATAACAGCTAAATGAATTTCATCATTTGTTGCACCACGTGCTTCGGCATAGGATGAAGTTTGGGGGAGTGAGTTAAAGTTTCCAGCATATGCCCAATTAGTAAATGGTGCTGAGTCAGAACTATCTACTTGGCCAAGATAAGAAACTTTAAGGCTATTTCCTAAATCGCCAGCATATCTTGCTGCAAAGAAAATAGAAGTACCATCTGAATCAATTCTAGTTTCTAATGTGCTTTGCAATGTTGCATCAAAGTCTGCTTTATTTGGAATTCTCAAGTCGTCCATGCCAACAGACGCTAAAGTCGTCGCGGTGCTGTTTTCTAATGCTAAGGCATTAGCAGCTGAGTCTGTATCGTTACGAACAACTTGAAGAGAACTTGAGTATCTTAAAAATTGAGTTGCAGAAAGAAAATCAATATTAGTTACTAATTCTCCACTATCTGCCGCTCCTACTGGAGCCCCAAATGTATCTACGAGTTCTGTCTCGTTTGAGATAGAAACGCGTTGCAAAATTGGACCCCATTTAAATGGCCCGACGATTGCACCAGTAGTAGATTGAACATTTGGCACACCGCCAGTTAGATCAATCTCTCTTACTACAACCGCAGGACTTTCTGAAGGTGTAAAAAGTGCCATATTTTTAATCCTTTTCGGTTACGAATGATATGTAAACATAATACGGTTGTTTTCAATTACATATGTTATTTATAATATTAAAAATCTCGACTCCACTCAACTGCCCATTGCTGTCCTGGTTTTTCGTTTTCTATCTCAGCTATAGCGGCACTTCCATCATCTATGAAACCAAATGGCACCATATCATCTTCAATTTCTTTTGCTTTCTGTTCAAATAGCATTTGTTTTAAATTAATATCTGTCATATCACCAAAGTATTGTGTAGATGCAAAATACCCAAACATGACTAAATTCATCATCAAATCATCATGGTTTCCATCAGACGCCTCATACGATTGTCCTCGGGCTTCAAAAGTAGAAATTTCTAAAATTGTATTTTCGTCAACGATTTTTATTTTGTTATTTTCAATAATATCTTTAATAGCAGAGCAGCCGAGTCTTTTGACTTTGCGGTTCATTTCAATTCCAAGACCAGAAGCTTTGACTGATGAAGTGACATGCATATTCTCGTATTCCATATCATGATATAATCCATTACATACAACAGATCCTTGATCATTTGATTCAACAACAATATATGCATCGTTATAGACTTTCGCGTACTTATATATAATATTAGGGAAGAGAATAGGCGAGATAGTGTTATTGCGGTAACAAGCCACCTGTTCAAAAGGTGTAACTGATATATCGATCAAAGTAAAAGTAGAATAGTCTTGACCTCTTCCTTTACTAACATCAACTGTCATAATATATTCGTGATTTGTAGTTGTCTCTTTATAGACGAGAAGGTCACCTCCCTCGAGGATACGAATAGGATTATGAGTCCGGAGGCTCATCAATGTTTCGGCATTGATGAGCGTATCTCCGGTGCCGAAGAATGTATTACCAAATTCTTGGTCAAACTGTAATTTCGATGTATTCGCTACAGTTTGTTTCTTCCATTCTTCATCTCGCCCGGGCACATCCCACCAGTCAACCCTAAACGGTTTAAATTCATTTGTTCCTTGAACTGCGCCTTCCCATATTTTATGGTAAATATTACCAATACCATTTGCTGTAGAAGTAATAATAACCTTCGTTTCTTTACCAGCAGATACTACAGGATAGGTCGAGGTATAAAACTCAGATGCTCTTTCAACGAATGCAAATTCGTCCAAGTACAATAGGTTGACCGACATACCTCGAATAGATGAACCAGATGTAGCAGCAGCAAGGATCCTTGAGTTGTTACTAAATTCAATTGATCCTTTATTTAACGCTTTACATCCAGGTTGTAAAAAGAACGGAAGATTCTCTAACATCAAAGTAATTCTACCAAGCATCTCTCGTGCTGTAGCACCTTTGTTTGCAAGAATAGCTATCGTTTTTTCTGAATGAAATAAAGCGTACCATAAAAGATAAGCGCAAGAAGAGATAGACTTACCTGACTGTCGGCAAGCAAGGACAATATTAAATCGATTATCATTAAAATGCTTAAACATTTCATCTTGATAAGGATATAGTTTAAATGGTACTAAACCATTATCTAGAGATATTACTCTAACATATTTTTCACAAAAGTACACAGGATCGTGCATACATTTTGCATATTCTTGAATAAGATTTTGATCCCATTGTTGGTTGACTCCGTCACGTTTAACGTTAGGATTACCAAGATAGGATTCATTCTGAATCAGACTTGACATCGATTACTTCACTTTCCTTTTGCAACATCTTTTGCAATGCTGCAGTAGATCCTACAAATATATTATTTTGTTGATGCTCGACTTGTTTTGCTTCTTTGGTGGGTTGAGTAATATCTTTATGCTTTTTATTGAGGTCCATTAACTTATCATTAATATCGGCAATATTCTTTAACATTCCAGCTAATACTTCATACGCACGTGGGTGCTCGGACTCACGTGCAACATGAATCATATCTTCTAAACCTTCACGGCCTTTTTCAATTAGATCGTAATAAGTTTCACGCGAATAATCATAGTCGCTTTTTACATTATCATCTTTATCTTTCATTGTGCACTATCTGTAATTTCAGTTGTAAAACCAAAGTCAGAATCAGCCAATCCAATTGTTGTTAATGGATCTGGCGTAACTTTAACCGTTTCTAAATATGAATCTGAGTCTAATAACCCTGTATTCATATCATATAAATTATTTATAGCTTCTCTAATGATGGTTCCTTCAGTAATTGGACCATGGAAGCTAACTTTCATTTCAAAATCTAACTGATATACAATTGTTCTTCGTGTTTCTAGTTGACCCTCAAAGTCATCTTGAAAGGCGAGACCTTGTATTATCACCGGAATATCTTCTTTAAACTCAGGATATTGTTCTGTGAAAGGTTTAATCGTAACAGTATATTGTGGATTAAAGTACGGAAGAATTTGCTCAACTATTTGTAATGCATCATCTTGTGATTTTGCATATATGTTTAATTGAAAGTTAATAGTATAAGGTACTGGTGGAAAAAATTTTTGTCTATTATTTAAATCAGTACCAACGGTATTGAATGTTGCAGTTTTTGTTAATTGCCTAGATGCATCATATGCAAAGTTAGTAATTTCAAATGACATACGTGGTAGTTTGACAGCAACTTGTGTATCATTAATAAGGTCTTCTTGCTCACGTATACGATCTAGATATTTTCTTTTAGGTGCGTATGAAAGAGGAACCTTTATTTGACTAATAACATTATCGTTATTGTCTTTACGCAAAACATAAAGATTATTGAATAATGTGCCAAAAATTGCAACGCATTTTCTTATTTTTTGATGATAGAAATAAGTACCAAACATTAATTATTCTCCGGATCACCAAATGGATTATCTTCAGTAAAATCTAAGAAGTTAAGCGCTTCGGTACTAAAATCATCATTTTGTTCATTGGCTGATATATTATTTGCTTCGGCTACAGACGTTACAGTCCAAGACGAATCACCTTCAGATGCAATTGATGTATTAGATATAAATGTATGATATTTACCATCATCTGCGCCAACACCAACAAGATGCAAAATATTATCTGAATCAGACCATTTTACAATTTCACCAGATATTTGTACTCCACCCGCAAGCGTTTGTGTTGCAATTTCACCTATATTAAAGTCGTATGAGCCACCAGATAATGTTAGCTCATACCGATAATCATATTTAGCCTGTATATCATCAATATCAGATATGCCTGTATCCAAATCTTCAGATGAATATTCAAAGAGCGTACAGCGCATTTTATAAGTTGGAAGATTTGCTAACTGATAAAATGGTTGTTCATGCTCGACATGCATAATTTCAAATAAAGACTGAGATAAAGGTAGAAAAATTAAATCGCCTTCTTGTGGTCTTATTGCTGTAATCTCATTATCATATCTACCGATCTGTTGTTCCCAACGTTTTCTAGCAACAACAAAAGTAGCTTCGTCACGAATCTCAACCCCAAACCTTGTAAATAAGTCTCCCTCGCCTTCAAACCCTTCAATGTTTTCAATGTACATTTCTATCTTATACGAAGAATTAAAGCGAGATGGTACATCATCACCAAATATTTTATCTTCACCTACAATATCTCTAGGCAAGTAGTAAACATCCTGACCGTACATTTTTAATGCTTCGATCACAATATCTTCATATAAATTTTGCTCTGAACGAACGGTGTCAGAGAAATATAAGTTTCTCATTTTAACCTACAAAGAAATCAGGTGGAAGTTCGAATTCGAGTCTAATCGATTCTCTAAGTCTTTCTATTTCAGAAGTAGCATCATCATAGATTTGTCTGCCATTTAATACAACACCGCCCGGGAGCTGCATACCTTCAAACTTAATTAAATTTTGACCCCACTGCTGTTTAATAAGTGCCGTAGCATATTCTTTTAACCAAAGATCAGAATAAACAGATGTATGAGTATTAGGATCTATAAGCTGATAGCCTTCCAATACTAGATAGTCACCAACTTTAATATCTCCATCTTTTATATCACCAAAGATATAAAGTCTATTTTGTCTTCTAGAAAAATGAACCTGAGGATGTCCATTTAATTTCATATCTAAAAGAGACAAATATTGTTGCATCTGTTCGTAATAAGCCAACTCACCACTAAAGTGAACTAAGTCAGCCATATCATTTAACATCATTTGATATTTAATATCAAAGAAATTTCTACCTTGGTTAAAGTTTGAAGCCAATGGAAAAACTTTTGTAATTTGTATAACATCACTGCTTAATGTAATATATTCATTTGTAATATCATCAGCAGTCATCTGATGCTTTATATACGTTCTATACGTAGCATCGGAATGAAACTCACGATAATAAGCAAGAGCTTCATCAATACGATCTTCAAGCTGATCTTCATCAACATTAATTTCAATTACTGGTTCACCAAGTTTTCTTTTACAGTAATCAATTAATGCTTCTCGTGAATTTGGTAATGCCATACAAATATCCTTTATTTCTTATTTATTCGCGGTCGTCGCCATACATATCAATTCTGGTATTGACAGTCTGCTGATTTGATGCGTCATACCTCCACCAAAGTAACCTACCTGATGCCATTGTGGCAGCTGTAATAGACCAATTTGTTGCATTATCAGCAAAACCTACATTCGAGCTCGTAAAAGTTTTTTTAGTATAACTAGCAAAGCCGCCTGCGTCAATTTCAATATACCAATGATTTCGAAGTGAGTCAACGGTGGTATCATTACCTTTCCAACCTGTTATTAATATTCCATTTGGTAACGGCACGTACTTATGGCTATACCCAACTAGATCAGTTGTATTAAATTGATCAAAAGTCCCAGTAACTGAAGAAGTACCAGCTAATGCATTAGTTAAGTCATTTCCTTTTAAAGTATATACACCAAATGCATTTTGGCCAGATAAATTTCTAATACATATCGCAAAAACTACTCCATTTGCATAATGCCAATACCGCGGCCGCTGCGGAGCATTACTGAAATTAATATTATGCGAATAAGCCATTGTTGTAGTACTTGAATTATACTTCCATACTTCACAGCTTCCGGTATTAAAAACATTACCTATAAGTAATGTTTCGCTATCTACCCAAAATGGACGCGGAATATGGTTTGTTGAAGTTCCGCTAGTATTTAGTACAGAAAATCCACTAAAAGCTGAATCTGCATTTGCATTCCATGTAGTACTAGCATATTTCCATCCATACATATTATTGTCAGAGGCTCCGAGTAACCAGAATTTATGAGTGTTATTAAATGTTAGAAACCTCATTCCCTGATTAAGATTATCTAAACTCGAACTAACACTATCCCAAGGGAAAGGCGCATATTGATTAATACTAACATCAGTAAGCAAAGTTCCAGACATATCAACATGCAATAATTGGCTCAATGGCTGTTGATCGATAGTTCGAATATAGCTATTCATAAGAACTCTTCTATGATCGTTATCCGAATCCCACCCACTACCAGCTAGGGAACCGACACCTTGTAATAATCCGGTTCGAGTATCATTAGTAATTGTGCCATCGGATTCTGTTTCAAGTAACTCAATAATAGTAGATTTTTGAAAAGCCAGTCTACTTTTTCCATCAGGTCTATGCCAAACATAGCCAGGGAGTTCTGCTGGCTGTAAAGCGATGCTAGTACTACCGGTAGTGTTAGTTAACTCAAATCCTCCATAAGCCGTTTCATAGTTATGATTAGTAGTTGTAAATGTTCCAAGATAGTCAGCATAATTAACTACATATGTAAACGATATAGTTGAATTATTAGAAGTCGTGTTAATTCCATCTGTAACATTAAATGTTATTATTCCTGAGGAGGTGGTGGAATTATCATCAAGTGATAGTGTAAATACACTAGAATCTTGTGTTACCGAAGCAAACGCGTCAAAATCTGAATCTGTTGATACAGAATAAGTTAATAGATCCTGGTCGGGATCAGTTGCTGTTATTCTAATTATAGTAGAACTACCGTCTGTTAACGAATAAGATGGTGCAAGATTGGATATTACAGGAGCAGATCCAAAAGAGCCAGTAGCAATAGTATAGTATTCTCCGGCATCACTATCATATATTTGAAGTTTCAAGCTATCTATAATGTATGCTAGTTGTCCATCAATCCGTGTTCCACTACTTCTGGCAGAACTATCTGCATACAATGTTAAAGATTTAGTTGGCGCAGATAAATTACTAGTAAGTATATTAGTAGTAGAATCATCAAAAGAACTAATATTAGTTAGTTCACGTGAATCATTAATTAATGTTACACCATTATATTTAAAGGCCATCTGCTACCCCAAATCCTATAAATTTATAAGAAGTACCATCATAAAATCGTAATTCTTTTGTATTTTTTATATAATGAAACGTAGAAGAGTCAGCACTGCCTGGAACACTGCTACTAGTATCATACATTGTTGCAATTAAAGTACTATTACTAGAAATGGCAGTATTAATAGAAGTAATAGATCCTGCATCAATTGAATCAATATTAACAAGAGATGCGCTGTCCAGTACAGCTGTATTTGATATTTTATAAGTCATTCCGCACCCTTTAAAGTAACAAATCCGACGGTTCCGGGACCAGAGCTATTTGACATAAGAATATACCCATTAACAACATCCAATACTGTATCTGCTACATCAGATGTTTCAGTAATACTGGTATCGCCATCGCCGTACGTAGTATTTGGAATTGGTAATCCATCAGAACTGCTTAAAGCTCTATAACCAAAATTAGTACTATTATATAATACAACTATAGCACCATCAACATTAGGTTCAATGCTGGGTTTAATAAATGCACCAGAAAACATATATGTCTGGGTATTTTTTCCATAATATTTAATAGATCCAAGTGATGGATTACCAGATCCAGTTGTTAGCTTAGTAAATTCTGATCCTGAAATAACATAAAATCCGGCTCTATCACCGATATATAATACTTTTTTATTTCTATTACACTGTGCAAATGTGGCATATTGGAAGCCACTACTAAAAGTTACGTAATGACTATGAGTTGCAGAATCTCCGTCCCATTCCCATACTGTTGCCTTATTGGCGGTATTAGTACTACCATTTAATATAAGTATATGAGTATCATCTAACCAACATATAGGACCATTCGCAACGTTAGTATTGGTTGCATCAACATATATGCTCCCGCTAGTAGAACCGAGACGCGTCAAACTAGGGGATTGCCCAAAACTTCCAGATGAATCCCATTTATGAATATTTGGTTTGTCATCTGAAGTAGGCGACGTAGCTATAGTTTTTGTATCATTATTCCAAGTTACGCAACTGAAAGAGTAGGTGGTACCACCTGTATAAAGATCCCCAATATCTATTAAATTGGTAGAATCAGGATTAGTCATATCAATAAAATATCCATTTCCCCAAGGTTGTTGTATTGCTATAATTTTTTTATCTCTTCCAGAGTCCCAACCATCAGCAAACGCTGAGTTTCGGATCCACGTCGGACTAGTCGTTGTATCCCAATCATTATTAGTTGAATTCAACCATATTTTTGGTTGTAATATTGATATACTGCCTGAATCATCAACACGAATTGTTGCGTTAAAATGTGTAGTTGTACTACCTGTTGCACTAATAGTCCCTTGACCAAACCAAAATATTTGACCAAAGGTATTTCCATTACTATCAGTATATTCTCTAGATGTATTCCAGAATTGTAATCCGCCCTTACTGGATTGCCAACGGTTAATGTCCGTGTATAGAGCTGATATTGATGATGCTGAGGGTAAACCAGAACCATCATCAAAATCTCCACCGGTACCTGCAGTTAAACCAGTTATACTGCTTACTTCAGCTATATTTGAAATATCACCACGTATCTCACCAGGTCTCGATGGATTAACAACAGCTGATATTGCTAATGGTATTCTTCCACCAGTAGAACTATCATAAACTTTTAAAGCTCCTGTATCAGTCAAATAAAATAAAGTACCATTGGCTAAATTTAGCGGAATAGCACCTGCACTATCATATGATGCAATCCCATCACTAACGCCTAATATATTTTGCATTGAGTTGTTAGTGATATTGTCTATGCCACTAATATTAGCTAAACCTTTATCATTAGAAATAACTATATTGTTATTAATTTTTAAAGCCATTTTTTATCTCATCAATTTGTTTCTGCTGATCTTGAATAGCTTGAATTAAGAAAGCAATTAACTGTGTATAACCTACAGACTTAATACCATTTGCATCACTCGTTACAATTTCTGGAAGTATTTGTTCGATTTCCTGAGCAATCACACCATAACTCTTTTTACTTGTTGTTTTCCAATTAAAACTTACTGGATTAATATTATTAATTATATTTAAGGCATTTGTTAGAGATTCAATATTATCTTTAAGCGTGGCATCAGATGTTGAATTAACATCACCTGTTACTGTAATACCAGTTGATGTAGCTTGTGCTTTAATATCAGTTTTATTATAATACAAAGCACTTACTGCTACAGAATCCAATCCAGCTTCTGGTATTTCAACTCTAGCTTGTACATATGCCGAATCAACTAAGCCAATAGTATTATCTGAATCATATGTAGTATAGTTAGCGTCATTGCTAAATTCAGAAACATTAGTATACGTAGTCTGATTTGATTGGATATAAGTTGCATCAATAACACCTTGTACTGTGTTAGAGTCAAGATAATTAGTATCGTTACTAAACGCACTAAGAGCTGTAGGAACACCAGTTAATGATGCATAAGCAAAATCTTGTGCTGTTTGTCTAGCTTGTACGTAAGATGCATCGATAACACCTTCAACAGTAGTACTATCTAGATAATTAGTATCATTTGCAAATTCTGATAGACTGCTATACGTAGTCTGATTTGATTGAATGTATGTTGCATCAATAACAGCTGTAACAGTCGTGCTATCAAGGTAATTCGCATCGTTAGCAAATGTTGATACTTCTAATCCAACAATTTTATTCGATATAAATGTAGCATCAACTGTTGCATCTATCGTTGAATCTATATTTTTACTATCAAAATCGGAATCAAATCCTATATATTTACCAGTAAAGTCTTTTGCCTGTAATGAAGCAAAAGCAAACGATATATGCCCCGTGTTTATTTGAGATGATGCATCAGGTTCTGGTGCATATCCATCATAAAATTTCCAAATTTGATCGGTTGCATCTCTAAATAAACCTGCATGCGCATATGCTCCGCCTTCATTATAATTACCGGCAAAGCCAATATCAATTGATTGTGTTGGTGATCCAGCAGATTCAGCTGAATTCAAGTAAATCATATTATCTTCAACGGCAAGAGATACAGTATTGATAATATTTTGCGTACCTTCAACTTGTAAAGTACCTGTAACAACTATATTTGTCGCAGTAATACTATCTAGTAAGCCTAGTGCATTTGACGAATCAAATGTTGTATAACCATATTCTTCGATTTGTGTTAACGCATTTTCTGAATCATATACACTATAATTAAATTGTAAGATAGTTGTGCTATCGAGGTAATTTCTATCGCTAGTATATGTAATTTGTCTTGCTTGAACATATGCACTATCAACTAATCCAATCGTATTAGTTGAATCGTATACACTATAATTGAATCCTAGTATCGTTGTACTGTCTAGATAATTTCTATCATTAGCAAATTCTGATACATTAGTATATGTAATTTGTCTTGCTTGAACATACGTGCTATCAACTAATCCAATCGTGTTATTAGAATCATATGTTGTATAATTAAATTGTAAGATAGTTGTACTATCTAGATAATTTTTATCATTAACAAATTCAGAAACATTAGTATATACAATTTGTCTAGCTTGTACATAATCTGAATCGACTAATCCAATTGTATTATTTGAATCGTAAGTAGTATAACCGTATTCTTCGATTTGCGCTAATGCATTCTCGGAATCATATACACTATAATTAAATCGTAGGATAGTTGTACTGTCAAGGTAATTTCTATCATTTACAAATTCAGAAACGTTAGTATACGTAATTTGTCTTGCTTGTACGTAAGATGAATCAACTAATCCAATCGTATTGCTTGAGTCATATGTTGTATAACCGTATTCAGTAATTAGTGATTGTACATTTTCTGAATCTAGTACATCAGGCCGGCCTACTAATTTTCCATAATTATAGTCTTGGAGAGTCTGAATATAAGCGCTATCTGCAAAGTCTTCTATAATATGTGTTATAAAGTTAGAATCTCTAAAAATATCTGCTTGTCTAGCTTGAACATACGCGCTATCCACAATATTAGTAACAAATCCAGAATCTCTAAAAATATCAGCTTGTCTAGCTTGAACATATGCACTATCAACTAATCCAATCGTATTAGTTGAATCGTATGTTGTGTAGCCATAAGAAGTTACAATTGTTACAACTTGGGCCGAATCGGGTAAAGCATTAATACTAGATAACAGTGTATTATATGCATCAGAATCGTTATTTAGTGCTTCTGCCAGTTCGTTTAATGTATCTAGCGCGCCTGGCGCGCCGGCGACTAAAGCATCAATTGCCGAATCAACAGATGTTTCAACAAAAGATTCTGTTGCATAACCAACTAACATTCCGGTAGTATTTACTGAATCGTATATCGTATAACCATATTCCTCTATTTGTGCAGAAGCATTGCTTGAGTCATATGTTGTATAACCAAATCCAATTGTATTGCTTGAGTCATATGTTGTATAACCATATGCTTCGATCTGACTAGTAGCATTGCTTGAG